ACCTCGCCGAGACGGTCGACGAGTGGGAGCGCGCGCTCTCGGATCTCGTGGCGCGGCCGGCGCTTCGCTCGATGATGGCGCGTCGGCTGGCGCGGCGCGTCGAGCGGACGTGGTCTCTGGCAGAGAACCTCTGGAAATGGCCGAGCGCGTGGGCCCAGATCGCGGAGGCGAGTCATGGCCGCATCGACAAGCTGGCGTGAGCCGACGGCCGAGTCCTGGGAGCCGCCGGCCCAGGTCTACTGCCCGGCCTGCCGGTCGTGGATAGCGTCCGCGCCGGGCGGCACGCGCTGGGTGCGCTCGCGCTGCGGGAACCGCCGCTGCAAGCTCTACGGCAAGACCCAGCAGATCGCCTGCAAGTAGCTAGGCGCCGCAGGGGTGCTGCGCTCGCACCCAGTCGGGCATGCGTTCAGAGCGCGGCCCGCACATGACGATCTCGCCGGGGCCCTCGCTCGGCGCCCAAGAGACCGGCCGGTCGCCCGTCCTCAGCGTGCCGATGCCGTGCTCGTATTCGGTGAGGGTGAACGGCCCGTTCGGCATGATGCGCTCGCCGTTCGACTCGCTGATCGTGCCGTACGCCGTACGGTCGGCAACGCGCGTGATCGTCAGCACGGCGTGGCCCATCGCCGTGATCGGGCCGCCCTTCGGGTCGTCGCACGCTTCGCCGGGCTGCACGTCGTCGCACCAGCGATAGGTGCGAAACTCGGCGTACCCCTGGCCGTTCGGCAAAAACGTCACGCCGATGCCATGGCGCGACCAGGAGCCGGCGAAGTCGGCGGCACCCGCCGACGGCGCCGCGCTCCGTGCGGTCGCCGTGCTCCCGAGCGCCCAGCGCCCGAGCTGCGCCAGGTTGCGGGTGATGCTCGCGGCGTGCTCGGCGGCGTCGGTCTTCGCGAGTGCGGCGCGGAAGTCGCGCGCCAGCGCCGGGCCCGCGAGCGCGAATGTCGCGACGATGGCGACGAGCAACGCGGTACGATAGCGAGACATCGTGCTCTCCTTGTCAGAGACGGTGTATGCGGCTCGGGGAGGGACAGCCCCGGGCCGTTTCAATTCTACGCCGTGTGCGTCACGCTTGCGTAACGTTCCGCGTTGGCATAGACTAGGCGAAAGCTGAACACGGCAAGGCGCATGACGCCTCCCGATCTCCACGCCACGAGCGCGCGGGGAAGGGGGGTGTTTTTGATGCCGCTCAACCGCCGCTCCGTCCCGTTCGAGGTCAAGGCCGTCGCCGACGGCGACTCCGGCTGGGAGATTGCCGGACTCGCGAGTACGTGGTGGGGCGAGCCCGACGCCTACAACGACGTCGTCGCGCCGGGCGCGTTCGCCGAGAGCATCGCCGCCAGGCCGACGAAGTTTCTCTACGAGCACTACGAGCCGATCGGCAAGCAGCTCGAACTGCGCGAGACCGACGAGGGGCTCTACGGCCGCTGGTCGGTCGTCGACACCCGGGCCGGCACCGACGCGCACAAGCTGGCGAAGGCCGGCGTCCTGGACGCGCTCTCGATCGGCTACGTCCCGCTCGAATGGGAGCTCCGCGCCGACGGCGCCCGGATCCTCCGCAAGATCGACCTCTACGAGGTCTCGTGCGTGGCGATCCCGGCCAACGAGCACGCCGTGATTACGGCCGTGAAGTCAGAGCCGCCACCGCCGGCCCCGCCGTCCGAGCCCGCACTGAAGCTCCACCTGGAGCTGTTGCGCCGCCGCTTGCTTCGGCACGGCGTCACCATCGGAGAGCACGCACCATGAGCATGACCATCACCGAGGCCCACGTCGAGATCCGCCGGCTCTACGATGCCGCCGCCGAGATCGAGGGGCGCTACCCGACCGGACTCACGCAGGACGCGAACGCCGAGGACTACGCCGAGGCGAAGCGGCTGCTCGGCGAGATCGACGGTCTGGAGCTCAAGCTGGCCGGCCTGGAGGAGGCCGACGCCCGCCGTCGCCGCATCCTCGATAACCAGAAGCGGCTCCGGCAGCCGTCGCAGCACCACGAGCAGCCGGGCGGCGCCTCCGACCAGGCGGGCCCGATCCTGCCGTTCGAGCGGCAGTTCACCCAGTCGGACGGCTACAAGGGGCTGCTCGACTCCGGGCTGCTCAACTCGCCGTCGAACCGGATCGAGCTGAACGTCAAGCTCGACGGCAGCCTGCTCCAGCACCTGATGCGCAAGGCCCTTGTGCACTCCGGGACCGGCGTCGGCGGCCCGCTGGTCCGCGCCGACCGCGTGGCCGGCGTCGATGCGCTCTACGGCGACACCAACATCCTCGACCTGATCCAGACGGCCAGCACGTCGTCGAGCTCGATCGAGTACTACGAGCAGAACGTCAACACGAACAACGCCGCGTGGGTCGCCGAGGCGACCGCGACGACTGGCACCTCCGGGACGAAGCCCGAGGGGGCGCTCGGCTGGATCCTGCGGACCGTCCCGATCTCGACGCTCGCGGAGTGGATCCCGGTCACGAACCAGATGCTCGCCGACGTGCCCGGCATGGAGGGCATGATCCGCACGCAGCTCCTGCTGCACCTGGAGCGGAAGCTCCAGACGGACGTGCTCTCCGGCGACGGCACGGCGCCGAACATTCGCGGCATCCTCAACTGGGCCGGCATCGGGACGATCGCGGCCGGCACCGACGTGCTCGCCGCCGTCTACAACGCCATGACGGCGGTCGCCGTGACCGGGCTCGGGAACGCCACCGCGTCGGTCTTCAATCCGGTCGACTTCGGCGCGATTCGGCTAGCCCGTGAAAATGCGGCCTCTGGCACGCTCGGCAACTACCTGATGGGGCCGCCCAACACGGCCGGCGCGACGACGCTCTGGGGGCGCCCGGTCGTGCTCTCGACGGGGATGCCGGTCGACACGGCGCTCGTCGCCGACTTCACGGCGGTCACGCTGTTCGACCGCGAGCAGGCCGCGATCCGGGTCGGGCTCGCCAACGACGATTTCATCCGCAACATCCAGCGCATCCTCGCGGAGCTCCGAGCCGCGCTGGTCGTGTTCCGTCCGTTGCAGGTCGTCAAGCTGACGGGCGTCTAGCGTGGCCGAGTACACGGTCGGCGAGGAGGGCGCGTCGGTGTTCGACCCCGACGGGCATCTCCTGGCGCGACTGAAGCCGGGGACGACCGTCGTCCCCGGCACGATCGACGACACCGTTGAGCCCCGCCGGCCCGGCCAGGCGTACCAGACCCGTCGCGGCTACGACGACAAGGTCATCCGTCCGGAGCATTGCTGATGGCTGACTATGTGACGGCCGACCAGATCGCCGCCGCGCTCGGCGTGACGTTCACGCCCGAGCAGGAGGCGCAGGCCGACGCGGTCGCCGCCGCCGTGACGTCGTTCATCGACGGCTACACCGGCCGTAGCTGGCAGACCGTGTCGCCGATCGCCGGCGAGACGGCGCCCGTCCTGCCGACGCGCTCGGATGCGTACCCGTCCGCGTTCGGCGTGGTCTACCTGGCGCACCGCCCGGCCGTCGCCGTCACGGCGCTCTCGCTCCGGACGTACTACCCGAACGACACCCTCGACGACCTCGACGCGGCGTCCTACGAGCTGATCGACCCTGAGCACGGCACGGTCACCGTGGCCGGCTGCGGCTGGCTCGGCTACCCGGCGCTCGTGGCCGTCGTGGACTACACCTACGCCGACGCGGTGCCGCCGGACATCCAGCTCGCCGCCACCATGATCGCGTCGGGGGTCATGCAGCGGGCTCTGACCGTGCAGGCCGGATCGGCCGCGATCGCCGCGAACCCGTCGCTCGCCGGCGTCCAGTCGCTCTCGGTCGGCCAGAACGACATCGCCGTCACGCTCTCGGCGACGGCCACGGGCGGCGCCTCGATGGGATCTTCCGCCGGGTCGTCGTGGGCATCTCCCGGGTCGGCGGTCGCCGGCATCCTCGATCAGTACCGACGGGTGGTGATAGCATGACCGTGTCACTGCCGCTCGACTGGCTGCGGTCGCTCCAGCTCGCGACGATGCCCGACACGTGCTCGGTCTCGCGCTACACCGAATCGAACACGGCCGACGGCGTCGTCGCCGACTGGACGACGGTCGCGTCCGACATCCCGTGCCGGGTGTCGGTGACGAGTACCACCGCGACCGAGACGACCGGCGGCGCCGAGCAGCTGCGCGCGGTCTCGGACTGGCAGATCCGCGTGCCGTTCGGTACCGACGTTACGCCGCGAGACCGCGTCGTCGTTGCCGCGACGGCGTCGAGCCCCGAGCGGACATTCGAGGTGAGACGGGCCGACATCAGAAGTTTTGAGACCGTCAGAGATTTGCAATGCTCGGAGGTGGTGTAGTGGACGCTGCGCTCATCTCGCTCGTCTGGCTGCTCATCTACGCACTGGCCGTCGCCCTGATCTGCTTCATCGTGGTCCGTCTGGCGACCCAATTCGTGCCGGCGTTCGCCGCGTTCGCCTGGATCGTCTGGTGCATCGGCGGGCTGATCCTGCTCATCCTGGCGCTGCGGCTGTTCTCGCCGATCCTCGGGAGCCCGTAGCATGCCAGCCGCGACGGCGCACATCCGCGTGGTGTTCAACCACCTGCCGCAGGCGCAGTCGGCGGTCCACCGCGCCGTGGTCCTGACGGTCGCCGAGACGGCGTACGGCACCGAGGCGGTCGCTAAGACGCTGTGTCCCGTGGATACGGGTCTCCTCAGACGCTCGATTCATACCGTGATCTCGGACGGCGGCATGCGCGCCGTGGTCGGGCCCAGCGTGGTCTACTCGATCTTCGTCGAGTTTGGCACCCGCTTCATGGCGGCACGGCCGTACATGCGGCCGGCGGCAGCACGCGTGCTCCGTCTGTTCCCCTCGCGCCTCCGTACCAGACTACGGGCGGTCGCGTGAGCGGTCTCGAAGGGCTCGACGTCTGCGAGCTGGTCTGGTCGCTGCTGGCTGCTGACAACGGCGTCGGCGGCGTCAATCGCCTGCTCGGCGGGACCGCGACCACGACCGGGCGGATCTACCGCGACCGCGTGCCGGCCGCCGCCATCCTGCCGGCCGCGACCGTCGCGCTCGTGGCGCACGTCGACACCAACACGCTCGGCGGCGTCCGAGCGTTCGCCGTCGCCGAGGTCGACGTCCGTGTCGTCGGCGACGGCAGCAGCTACGGCACGATCGGCCCAATCGCCGAGCGCGCCGACACCGTGCTCCAGTCGGCCGGCGGGGGGCGCGACCAGTCGTACGTCTACAAGCTCCGCCGCACGGCCGTTCAGGCGTTCCCAGAAGACGACGCCGGCAAGACCTACACCCATCTGATTCAAACCTATCGCACCGAGGCCGAGTCCACGGCCGACTAGCCGAAAGGGGGGCCGGCCATGCCGGACAGATACCTCGTCCAGGAAATCTGCGAGATCGGCATTGAGACGGTCCCGGGGACGCCGGTGCCGAGCACGGTCAAGTTTGGCGGGCTCGTGATCGAGCTCGACACCGTGCTGGAGCTCGACCGGATCGCGCCGAGCGGCAACCTGTTTGATACGATCGCGGCCCCGCGCCAGGAGTCATCGAGCGGATCGCTCTCGGGCTACCCGACGTACCCCGAGCTCGCGTACGTGTTCTCGAACGTGTTCGGCGCCGCCGTGACGACGACGCCGACCGGCGCGACCACCACGCGCCGGTACCAGTGGGCGCCGTCGTCGACGACGCCGTGGACGCCGCGCACCTGGACGATCCGCCGCGGCATGGTCGGCAACACGGCCGAGCTCGCCGCCTACGGGCTGCTCGCCGGGGTCGGCATGTCGTTCTCGCGGACGGCGCAGCCGGAGGTCTCCGGCGACCTGTTCGCGTACGCGCTCGACTACACC